CGTTGCCTAAGTAGTGCTCGGTATTGGCGAACCGAGTTACGTCCATCCTGCGCATAGGCGAACCATGCCTCTTGCGTCTGATCTTAATATTTCAAAGACCTCCATTGCTTAGGTTCAACCCCTTTTCGAAGGGGGCTTCATCTTGCTATTGGTTAAATAGCCATTTCCTTTCCATTATTAAATAAAAATTTTTTGCGACCTTCCCTAACTACTCGTCCCTACGCCTCCAGACGGGCTTTTAAGAAGTGTTAAACACTCTGAATATTTGGTTAGAGACGAGTAGCTGAAAGGTAGATAGGCATCCTGTAGAGGTGATTGTATTTATGGCTTATTCGACTTCCCAGAGGAGGTTAACAGATAGGAGATTCGTATTAGTAACAGGATGCCTAGAAAACCGGCTAAATATCACCAGAGTTTCGTGTCCCCTGGCATACGTGCAGTTGGAAAATAACTCTCCAATAGTTTCTCAGACCCGAAATGTATAGCTTCGTGTGTGGTGTGAGATGTGCATATTGCATTTTCCGGATCGAGAACTATTGGGGAGCCATCTCTAATATCAGCAATGGTTATGGGTCTTATATGGTGAATAATGATTCGTCCCCCTATCTGGAAACCATCAACCCCTAAGTCATTGCCGTTATCTCTTATGATTATTTGACGCCTGAATGATTTCCAAGCATCTGAATGGTAAAATTCCTGATTAAGATAGCGTTCAAAGCCAAACGTTTCTTCACCAATTCCACCTCCTAATTTTAATGCTCTAAATCGAGACATGAAATCAGGATATTGTATTAATTCTGAGTATGTCATGTGAATTTAATTCCTTGAACCATAAACCAGTTAAACGTGCCCATTATAATGAAGATTTGGTATAACGAACAGTAATCAAAATATCTGAAGAAGTCCAATTTGAATTTGACCTCAATATGAGATTATCTTTTGAAGTATCAATCCATATAAAAGTGGAATCAGTTGGAGCACCAACATCATAAAACGGTAATGCCCTCCAAGTTGTTTTAGTCGAATTAGACATAGACCCATTACATGATACAACTTTTTCAATATTACCAATACTTAATGGTATGTTCTGAGAAGTATTGGCAGTAATTGCATAATTACTTAAATATTTAGTTTTTTCATACAATGTCTTTCCGTCAATCCAAGTACCGACAATCTGCTCGTCAGTAGAATAGTTATGCGAAGATCCTCCACCACTTCCGCCAATGCATTCATACCATGCCATTAGTAGACCCTCACTTTCACACCAATATCAGAGCTCTGTGAAGGGAATGTCAGAGTAATTGCGTTGTTAGCTATTGATGAGTCTGTCGGAGATAAACCAAATACACTGGTGAAAATCCTGACATTCGAATCATTAGTTAACAAAGAATACTCAACAAAATATAATCCATTTGTCTCCCAGTTTGCAGCAGAGCAGGCTTTAAAGCATATGTAGTTCCTCGTGATCTCATCATTATCGGTATGAGTAACACGATCACCTACTGAATATGCGTTTTGTTCATTATATGTAGTTCCAGTGCTAGAGAGTGTAATGGATGTAGAGCCTGCTGTTAACGTACCTACAAGGTCATAACCATCGATAAGTATCTTTAATGCAGGGAAATACACCTTTCTTGTAACATTGCTACCACTAGGATTAACTGTCATAGGTAAAAGCGATTTCTCGTCAAGTTTATTGTTATACAGGGGCAACTGACTTAACGATCTTACATCAGTATCAGCCATTTTGTTCCTCCTCTAAATAGCACGCCTCATTAAACCCATTAGAAAGATTTATGAAGTTCTTTTCTGAAGTTATTATGGGCGTTTCTGTATAGTTTTTTGCGTATTTTACGTCAGTAGTATGGCTGCAAGGACCGCCGTTCGCTATACAGCCTATACTGACATTGCAAGAACACTTACAATTGCAAAGATAAAGAATTTTCATGGGATGTATTCTACCCATTTATCAGCATCGAATACTCCGGCGGCGGAGTTAACGACACATACATAATATTTGTTTTCATACTTACACTTATCACCAACCACGTAATCTTTAGAAATATCATAGTCGGCAACAGTATCATCGTCATAAGCAAAGACTTTCCAATTACGGGCAGTCCATTTCTCAGGCTCATATTGAGGAGCTACACGTACATAGTGCACTCCGCTCCTTATGACCTTATCTCCAACATTGTAAACCATTCCAGGATGGAAAATATCATCTTTCTCGTTGTCTGCTTGTACATTCATACGCCATTCGAGTTCCGCCATACGAGCTTTTATGGCCTCTGTAACGAAGCCACTCGTCGGCGGATCGAATATCAAGCGTACATACAAATAGATGTAGGTCTTGACGTTCTCATAATCTGCAACATTAGGCATGAAATCACTCCATGTCTCTGTTGTACCTGTAATCTTATAAGGACTATCAGGACCTACACCCAACTGACAAAGCTGATTTAACGCTGAATTGATGTGAATCAGAATATCAGGATCAAAATAATTCTCATCAACCTGGATGCCTAACAATTTGGAAATATCTCCAAGAATTGATTCATCCATAATTGTGACTCCTTAGAATATGAACTTAAGACTTACCCATCTGTCATCAAGAATAGCAATCTTACCGAAGCCATTCTTCTCTTCGTAAATCGTTACTTCATCACCAGAATAAAGCTTATCGATGCAGTCTGAATCGAAGGACGGTCTGCTACGAACATTAAGCCACGGATCTGCCTTAACAGTAGCTGTACGTACTCTAGACTTAGGCTCCTCGTTCTTAACTTCCTTAACCTCAACAGGCTCAGGCTTAGACTCAATTTCCTTTGTCTCGAATACTTCCTCTACTGCATTCTTCTCTTCTTCGATGTCCTTAATAAAATTATTCTTTCTAGGTCTACCAGCCATGTGTAGTTTCCTCCATCACTTTAATATTCTATTCCAAGTGGCCTCATCACAGATACCTGTAACTTTGAGGTTTCTTGTTGTCTGATACTGTTTCAAAGCATACTCTGTGTTTTCACCGAATATACGGTCGTATTTAAGACGATTTCCGTCCTTACCCTTGCATCCGAGCTCATTAAGAAGGATTTGAAGCGTATATACTTCTCCGCCTTCAGAACCAAGTTTAAGTTCTGTAAGTTCGATCTTATACTTTTCAGGCTCAGGTACATAAATAGGAGTTGGTGTAAGATACTTACCACTAGCATAACCAGCACCATACTTAACCCAAGTATTCACTCCACCAATGTCTTCACCTTCAACTACTTCCTTAGAAGTGAAGGTAGTGCCATTATCGATGTATCCTACCTGAGTTGACTTAGTTGTAGGTTCCTTACGAATTCTGAGAGCATCACCATTAGTCTTTACTGTATAGGTATCCTTAGGAATATCACCGGAAATCATAGCAGTAACTCGTGTAGCGAGGTCTCCCATCTTACCCATGAGCCATGAACCAGGACAATCTGTATCTGAAAACCATCTATGAACTGTAAGAAGCATTTCATCGTCCTTAGGGCTGTAGTTAAGAGCCTTAGTCTTATCACTAATCCAGAGGAGCTTCTTCTTGCCATATCTCTTGCAAATATCAGCACAAAGCTTAATGAGCTTGTTATAAACAGCTGAATTGAAGGCGTAAGGAGACTTAGCGTCAGAAGCACACTCAATTGTAATGGCGCGGTTGTCATTATCTCTCGATGAAGAGGTCCAAGCTCTCCATTCTTCTCTTACACAACCTCCAACACGTCCATCTGAACCAATTATATAGTTAGAGGAAACCTGTCTGGAAGTTGTAGCGAAGTAATCTAAGCCATTTTCGATTGAAACCTGACCAACCCAACAGTGTGGAGTGATTCGTGTGACTTTGTAGGTACGATTACCTGAATTATCACCCGATTCTCTAACTTTATCTGTCAAAGGAGACCATGTTGCCATATTAATTTTCTCCTTTCAACGCTTTCTGGTACTTGATAGCACCAAAACCAAGAATAGTACCTACAAATGCAGCGATGAGATCGATTGTACCAATTACAAAATGACCCCATGTCCATCCATAAAGTGCACAAAGACCTGCAATAAGAATATTAAGTGCAGGAACAACTGTCAAACAGATCCATTTTAAAATATCATATACTTTTGAATTCTTAAAGATCATTGTTTATCCTCCTATATTTTACTTCAATATCTCCAGTATCGCAGAAAATATTATTAAGTCCTGCTTTTGTCAGCAATTCCGCCGTGTTGCTTGCGTATACGACAAGCGGGGTTGCAAGCTCGTAAACGACTTGTGTATGATTATTTGCAAGCCACGTTCTAAGCTCCGCAACGCTTTGAGCCGTTGTATAAGGCAAACTAATTAAAAGCCTTTGATTGCTTATAACGGCAATTTTATTTACATTAACCGTCTGTATAATTGTATTTGCGTTTGTTTTTTCAAAAATATTTGAATAACAACGGTTTTGTAAATCTGTGTTTTCACAAATAGCAATATTAGTAACATTTATTGCAAACCTCGACCAATTATTAGCCTCATTCTTTGAATTTAACACCCAATTCTCATCGCTTGAACCGTCAAATTCGTCATAGCCTTGCGTCAGCGTTATCTTTCCCGTAACCGCATCAACCGAACCGCCGTAATATGTACCGCCAAGATTGATTAGAGCGGTTGTGCCATTATAGGGTTCGTAGTCGGTAGCCTCCGAGCCTTGCTCTAATTGTATTTTACTTGCGTCCGCAATATTTCGAGCCGATACAACTATAAATCGGGTGTCCTCCGTGGTTGTAAACGTCAATAAATTAGTGCGACGCACTATAAAAGAGCTTATATTATTATCTTTATAGAGTCCTATACCGCACCAACTATCATAAGTTGAAGAAGTTGCTTTTATTGCAAACGTATATCTCGTATTAGGTTTAACGGGTATAAAGTCGCTCCTCATTTCGCCCATTGAATGTGCCGATGAAAATGCACCAGTAGTTGTAACATAGCCGGAAACCATTGTAGATAAATCAATTAAATTTTTACCACCGTTATACATAGCCACCTTATCCACTCCTACAATCGGGATAGGTGCGCTCGGTGTCGGTGTTCCGCTTGCCTGTGAAGCAGAAAATTCTGCAATACATCCCAAAACTGGCATAGCAAGACTGGTGCTAAAATTCGCTATGGCTCCGCTGGCTGTTGCAATAGATGTATTACTATTTTGTGTTGCAAATATCTTACCACATTTATAGTAAGCCATATTACATCACCTTAACCTTAATATTTACATCTACACCCTGTGCCACGAATGTAAGCACTATTTGACCAGCTGTTACTGCAACATTTGTTGGTTCTAAACCATAAATATCAGTATAAATTTCAATTGTTGCTCCAACAGAAATCTGAGAATCTGTGATAGTTACGGTAGTTTCTCCAGCAGTAAGTGTAGCAGAAAATATCGTACTTGCGGCGCCGTATTCTTGCCACGTAGTTCCATTAAATACAAACTCCGTTGACTCATATGTAACCATATCACCTGTTTTAGCAGTATAGGAAGCTCCGTCAATTGTTACAGGATTTGTAGAAGAGCCATCGGTAAGTTCAGTAGTTGTCACACCACGCCATATGATAGCCTTATCTATGACACTTATTTTCTCAAGAAGCTGCATAAGAAGTGCTTCTTCCCTACTTTGAGGTGCACCAAGGGGATTTGAGGCACCAAGAATATTTTCAAGAATATTTTCAGTTCTACTTTGGCCCATAGATTAGACCTCCTTTATTATGTAGTCTCAAAACTGAAGTCTTCAACTTTAATTGCATCCGAAACAGTTTCTGTTCTAAATGAAACATAAACGGTTACCTTTTTATATGTAACTGTTGATAGTGCTCTATGCACAGCAATTCCTTCAAAAATACAACCATCATCAGTACATGTAGTACAAGGTAAATATGCTCTAGTAGGTCCAAAACCAGAAGTTGACGTGATTTGAATATTTAAAAATGTATTATCTTTTATTGCCTTACCACTAGTACACATACTGATTCTTGTAAGACCAGATGGCATATTTATTGAGAGCTCGGGGTGCTCACTAATATAATAAGATCCAGTTAATTCATAAGAAGTCGGACTTGCAGGCTGTTCAGCTGCCCATTTACCGCTCGAAACAGTCAGGACTTTCCCATTGTCAGAACCCGACACAGGAGGTAATTCAGCGCCGCATAAAACTTCTCCAAGATTATCTATATAGTCTTCTACTGATACATCATCTTTAAGATCGTCCGGATCTCCTCCAAGTTTTAAGAAAAGTCTTTTAAGGGCATCGTTTATATTAGCCATCCTAATAACCTCCTTAGGCTTTATTAATCAAATACTCTTTTAAGCTTGCTTGAGCCTTCTTCAATTCGTCAATGTCATTACCATTGATTGCATGAGACATTAAGGCTAGCAATGCTTTCTGAGTAACTCTATTTCCTTCTTCAATAGAAGAAATTCGGCGATTGTCGTTATTGAAATACTCTTCATGTATTTTCAATCGAGCTTCAAATTTAGCATCCATCGCGTCAATTTTCTTACTAATATCTTCCAATTTTCTGTTCTGAATATTCTCAGGTTCTTTTAGTTTTTTAACGGCGCTAACAATTATAGCGACAGCTGCCGAAATAGTTATTAGCGCCGAGCAACAACCCATCAAAATAGTCCAGAACTCCTGTAGGCTCAAAGCCCCATCACCATTAAACATGGTATTTTCCTCCTATTTTGAATTGTTGTCAACTTACTTTAACTAACTGATGAGGACCTACTGCAATATAGGCCCCATCCTTCAAAGAAACCGTAGATGCAACAGAAACCGTACTACAGTCATAAATTGCCTTGTTCTCAAATGCTTTTTGAGAGTTATTCTGATAAATTGAACTCTTAATATAGTCAATTTGGCCTGCAGGAGCTGCATGTGCAAATCTAGATATGAATGTTCCATTAGCATATGTGGAATCTAAATCATAAAATTCTAAACTTGAGATATTAAAACAATTAGCCTGTGAATATGACCCTACACCTTTTCTAGAACTAGCAAAAATACTACTATTTGATTCAAAGAAAAATATAGCTGAATTGTTTAAAGGTGATACACTATCGTTCTTAGCCAAAAATGATAATAATATGAAATCATCATTAACTATATGCGATACTCGAAGGCCTCTATTTGCAACATTATCCGCATATGGTTCATCCCATCCATTTTTGTCAGAAAAAATCATAGACTGAGAATTCGCAGACTCTCCTGCTTTTGCTATAGCATTAAAAACCAAATTAATAGATCTACTGGCCAATGTTGCACCCCTACTTAAAGAGAACGCGTTTCTATTTTTTATTTTAAAATTAAAAGTAGGTGTATGACTAGTATCACTAGGATATTCATCATCCGGATCAGAAGTGCAAATTATATCACTACTAAGATTTTCTAAATACTCGATGAGTTTCACCATGAAAGTTTTTTCATTAGAATATGATGAAATATATGTATTAAAAGCACTACTCATTACTCATTACCTCCTTCATCTATAGGTACTATACAATGAGCACCAATTGCTAAATGATTATTAAGAGGAGTAGGCAGAGATACTGTAGACAGAATTGTAACTGTTGAACACTCCTTAAGAACTGTAGATGTGTACTTACGAATTCCATTGTTAACAAAATAGGATTGCGCTAAGAAATCCAATGTTCCAGGAGGTGCCTCATAAGGGAACATATTCGTATAACTATAAGCAATTCTTGCAGTATCCAAAATATTCTCAAACGTAAGTCCTGAAATATCCTGAAATGTAGCGGAATCAAATCTCTTATAACCAATCAAGTTAGACGAGTTAGTTGTTCTTACAAGTACAAACTCAAGTCCGTCTGCATCTGTATGGGAATCATACAAAGATATCAGCGAACAACCATCCTCAATATAAGAATGAATAGTCAAATTACCAGCAGTACCACTTCCACGCTTTCTCTGAGATAAAAGATAAATATCACCGTTCTTTAACCATGTGTAAGTAACTGTAGTATCACTATTGTACCCAAAATAGCCTTGAATGTTAGTGCCATCAATACTAAAGAGAGCCCCAGTAAAATCAACCTCATTAAACGTCTCCTCTGCTGATTCTGCGGAAATACCACTTAAATTATTTAAATAATTAATCAATGAATTAATACGATCGTCATGCCCAGTAGACACTACTACACTGTTATAAACACCCATCTAGTGGTACCTCCTTTCTTAATTAATGCCCCAAACTTGTAAAATTCTACCGCCACCTTCATATGTAGCGCTTCTTCCATCAAATGTTACTATCAAATTATTTCCATTATGTCTTAATCTATATCTAAGCCACTCTGTTTCATCATGGATTTGATACTTAATATCTGTTTCAGTAACTTCGCCTTTAGTATGGTTTTGTGATACTCTAGCGCCGCCATTTCTTACAACGCCAACAACCATATATTGGGCATAATTACTCCAACCACTTGGCATTTCCCATGATCCAGATGATAAATTACCTTCATATAATAAAGTAGCACCCATACGAGCAGTTTTATTCTCAACAGCACTAACACGATTACTAACCGCACTAATCTGGTTATTGACACCACCAAGTGAACTATTAATACCATTAATAGATGATTTCATAGTAGACATTTCACTATTTACAGCATTTATTGAAGCATTACAAGCATCTGCTGTATCTTTAACTGATTGAATGGAATTTGCGACATCTGCTATCTGGCTATCGATGCCAACCCAATCCGTCCAATTGCCATTAGAATAGATTCTTCTATACTCATAACAATCATAACCAGACTGAACTAAATAGGCAGTCTGAAGATAGGTATCAGTACCGTACTGAATAGTTTGAATAAGGAATGTATCTCCAAAATCACTAGGAAATGTTCCGTTAGCTGCTCCTCTTGTTACAAGCATTGCCTTAACAAGCAAGTCCGTCCCTACAATGTCATCAATGTTTCCATTGAATACAACAGGCTTTGGAGAGGCAGCATATCTGTAATATTGACCTTTTATATAGGTTTTATCTGTATAACCAGCTATATTGTCAGGCATTATTGTACCTCCTCAAAATATATTGTATAAGTTTCTGCATCAACAACATAGTAAACAACAATATTATTTGTACCAGCAGGAGGTGCAGATTTAAAAGTTATAGTCTTAGTGTCTTTGTCAAACGTATAGTTATACGCCATTTCTCCATTGATGAAAATATCAGCAATACTCATTACAACACTATCTGTTACGATAGTAAAGCTATATGTATCTCCAGTACCACTAAATGTTGTTGACTGCTCATCTACCTTAGGATAATAGCCAGCGACGTAGTCATCATCCTTAAGCAGACCTATTTCATCAACGATATTATCATAATCTTCATCACCATTACCAAGCATTCTCTGCATCGCTGCGAACCACTTGATAAATGGGATTGTCTGTGTATCTAAAAGTGGTTTCCATTTTGAATAAAGTTCAGCAATTGAGAGTTTCTCACATAACCATGCGAAGTATGGAGTCTCAATTCCGACCACATACTGAAGATCATACGGTCTGATAGATGTAGAACCGTGTCTAACCGTGACATATGCTATTGGAAACTGGTCAATACCATCTGCATGTACCATTGTAGGCTTAACAGGGGTTGCTGCAGGTGTTCCAGCAACAACTTTAATACTGTTAAAACGCTCTGTAATAGGTCCTGGATCTGCGGGATTGTAACCGGTCATCTTAGTATTAACCTCAATAATAACGGCGTCAATCCTGTCATAGGTCTCATGCGCTGTATTTATCGCTAATGTAGTGTCTGAGTCAGATATGGTAAATGTGCCAAGAAACCATGCACGTCCAGGAGCTACCTTAACATTCATGTCTTCTGTATCGGCACTTACCATAAATTGTTTGTTGATTGGATCATTCTCTTTAGATGACAAATACACACCATCTAAGATAAGACCATCAAACAACTTAGACATTTGTCCACTTTGATAGATTCGGTCATACACACCGCCAGTATGTAATGCACTGTAAAAACCATAGGAAACTGACATAATTAGCCTCCTTGAATTTCTGATGTATAAACCGTAATCTCGTTTGCATTACTGTTAGGATACATTGTACCGCTAACAAAACCAAAGTTAATAAGTAACGGAGGAATTGCATCTTTAGCAGATGAAAGATAAACACAATCATCACTAACATAAGGATAACCACCAGATACATAATCCGTGTTATATACCTCAGCAATCATTTCCGTTACTTGAATAATCTCATCGGCAGAAAGATTTCCCATTGAATCCTTAATGCTGTCCATCCAAGCAGTAAACTCATCGCCATATCTGCTCTGATATGAGTCAAATTCATTCTCAAGATTCTTAAGAATGGTATCTACTGTAATGTCAGGATCAGTAACATGAGACTCCACATAAGGAGCTCCGCCTGCGTTGATCTTATTTGTTATCTCTGCTTCTGTTATGGCACTTTCGGTATTAACTGAACCAGTGACATAAACAGTAGCAAGAAGATAATAAGTTACATGTTCAGGAACTGTAGCTGGCACATTAAGAACAGGATTGATGGCTTCTTCACCAGTAGACACATAGATAGAGTTCTGTCTCTCATCCTTGTCTACCTTAATGTATATACCATCAATTCTATTGAGCTGAGCGTCCCTAGAATCTAACTGAATCGTTAAAATATCATCATTTAAGGTCCAAGTTCTGTCAAACCATGCTCTTCCGGGATTAACAAACAGTTCCAAATGACCGGGAACAGAAGCATCCGTAGGTTTTACCTTAAACGGTGACCAAGTATTTGAAGTTCCATCATATACAGAATCTGGATACTTCTTAAAAATACCATCAGAGATAATGCCATCAAAAATGGCACCAAAATCGTCAGCACTGTAAACTCTATCTCGCTTACCGCTTGATTCACTAGCATTAAAAAAGCCACTAATTACTGCCATTTTGAATTTCTCCTTAAATATTAGCTAACAGTATGTTTTTATACTGTCCAGCATCAATGTTTATAGTTGTAATGAGTCCTAAATCGGTTCCGTAAGGAGGAGCCCAAGAAGGAAACAGTACTCCAGGAATCTTCATGCCTGTCGTAGCATCTACGTCGATGTAGAACAGTGGTTCACCAACAACTGTAGGATGCTGCTTAAGTACATCTTTGTTATCCTGGTCTTCATAATTTGTA